GCCCGTTCAGCGACTTCCTCTGGGGTAAATCCACCGTGGTCTTTTGTAAATACTTGGATACCGCTAGACTCGCCTAGCCCGTGTACGCTAATCATCTGACTGGATACCTCACTTGTCCACTTCTATAGGCATCTTGACGTTCTTTTGCGTCGCCTAACTGTTTAAGTTCGCCCATTGCGCCGTCATAACGGGCTTTATACAAAGCCACAGAATCTGCGTCTGTTTTCATAAAGTTTGCAGCTTCCATAAGCGCCCCATATAACAACACAGAATCAAAATTATCCCCAAGCCAAGAAGTCCCTGCGGTAACAATAGACTGTGGGTAGTAGAAATAATGCAGTTCTACAGCATAGTTGGCGTCTGGAGTAGGACCTAGAATAAAGGTGTTATTGTCAAAAATAGCGTAATACTCAGGCTCTCCATAGAAAGCTGCGTCCGTGTCTGGGTAGGATTCACGGATAAAGTTAACATCTTTATTTAAAAGGTAGTGGTACTCATTTGCCGCATTAATAACCGCGAGGCTAAATGTAGCCAGCCAGTCAACTGGAGTTGCTAGATATTTATTTCCAGTAGTCACATTTCCCGTAACATTCTTACGGAAGGCAGGCATCTGCACCGTGTTATAGATGCGTTGCTCAGCAAGCTGGACAAATCTAGCAATCTGCTCGGCAGACGTAAACGATCCCACGGTTGCTGGGAAGTCGTTCTCAGCAAACCCTTTAATTGCAGAAGTTAACTGCGTGTAATTCATGCCATTGGGCCTCTAGAGGTAAACCCTTTAGTTGCTGCGCCAGATCCACGTTGTTTAATGCCTGTGGTTTTTGGCTCACGAGTCATATTACCAATACTTACTCTACGAGCTGGCATACCACCAGGAGTAGATTCATTTGCAGACATAGAATTAGGGTCAGTAGCATAGCAAACACCTAAATCAACTTTTGAACTGCCAGACATTGTGTGCGGAACGGCATAAACATCGGCTGAACCGACTTCTTTGCCCATAACTTTTTTAGAGAACTTAGCCATTATCGACCTCTTCCTGCGCTTTTACGCACCATGCCTTGGTTTTTAACTTTAGCTAGATTACGACCCATTTTCTTCATATCCATTTGGCTTTTACCACCCATCTTGAGTCCAGCCTTTTCGATTGAAGCGGTTGGTCCGCTATTCCCTAAATTAGTACCTTCGGTCTTGCCTTTTTTGGCTATTCCGTCTGCATCTCGTTTGTACATTTTCAACTCCTTATGTTGTTGTTACCGTTACACTTCCTACCAAACAGCTTGGGGCAAGATCATTAGGAGTTAATCCATCATCTCTAGCACCGCCAACAGGGTTCCAACCCCATTGAAATATTCTACTACCGCCCGCTGGATACCCAACACCTTCTTCCGTTGTATCGTTTGTTCCATTTATCTGCAAACCACTTGTTCCAGATACCCTATAGCTTACATCAGGGCGCGGGTTTCGTACAGCCTGTGGATCATCTACTGGGTATAAACCTAATGACAACTGGGGCTGATCTGGATCCCAACAACTAGGGCAGACCTTAATATTTTTTATTTGCTGCTTTACAACTAATTTTTTAAGTTCTTTTAGCTTATACCGTTGACCACAACGATCACATTCCGCAATTGAGAACTTACCACTACTATATTTATTAGGCATAGAAAGTCGTCCTAGGCACAAACCTAGAAGCGGCTTTCTCTCTGTCCTCCGTAGAAGCCATGAGCCACTGCTCCTCGTATTCTGCCTTTAAAAATTGTAGTCGTGCCTGTCCGTCTGGTAACTTTTGAGCCATGTAGAAAGCCAATCCAGCTACCATACAGGGTAATAAACGGAAAGGAATATCAGGCTCTACAGTACCATTTGTTCCGGCATCTTGAACTCTACGTAATCTCCAATATACAAAAGTATATGGACCACCGCCAGCGTCAGGTGTAGGCCAAACATTAATGGAGGGAAGGTTTTGTACGCTAATGGCTGCGCCGGTTGTATGGCTTGCGGCAGTAGTACCGTTCTGACCACGGTAGCAATTTGTTAAGACGTTTCCTACAACGTTAGCGTAACTGATGGTCTCATTATCTATTTTGACGAATCCACCAATAGGAAGGGCGCTAGCGTCACTAACGGTAATAGATGTAGCCGTAGCATTAATTGTGCCGTTTAAGGTCACAGCAGTTGAATTAGACTGCCCTGACTGGCGGTTAAACCAAACCTGAATTGGGCGTCCAGTAGTCAATTTATTAGGGATTGTAGAGTAGGTAGACTCGGAAATACGGCTAATATTGATGTCAATCTGGTTGCTTGTAACACCATTATTTTGACGAATTACGTGATCTAAAAGATCAATCGTATTAATAGGTACAGGGTAAATACCTTGCCCAGTCACCATTGCAATCTGCCCCTGTTCAATAGTCCAGAGGTTAATACCACGGTTAGCCCATTCAATTGTAAGCAAATTTAAAGAACGGCGTGCAGTACGCATATCGTAACCAGTACGAAGCTCTGTACCACAACGCTCAAATGCTTCTTCAATAAGATTATTGAGGTCTAAATTAAATGTGGTTGTGCCGGAAGTACTCATATTTTCCTATATGGTTTTACTTTTGCTTTTACCTTTTGTGGCTGGGGCACGAACTGCTTTCCCTGTGCTTTTCCTTGCCGTTTTGCTCGTGTTGTTGCTGCGTACTCGCTTGGGCTTAACGCTTGTATTGCTTTCTTGGGCAGGTAGCGCTCCCCCGTCTCGGATGACTTCTTCCCTGACTTGGTTGTCCACTCTTGGTCTCCCCAAGCTTTTAAAGAACGCTGTGATTTTGCTAAAGACATTCACTTTTTCAACTTAGATAAGGTTTGTGCTAAACGAGCGCGTTGACCGATTTTACCGGGCTTTTTAGCGGCGGCAGCAAGCTTTTTGGCGGGGATCTTCTCGCCTTTTTTAACACCCATAGCTTCTTTTAAAGCGCCGGGTTTTTTAATTGCTTTTTGTATCCACTTCTCAGCCATGACATAGCTCCTTCTGTTTGGCATCTTCTATATATTTTGCCGCTTTTTCCAATAAAACTGAACTATCTTGTAGCAAACCTATACCTCGATTGCAATTTGGGCATAAAAGGCCCCTAATTCTTCCAGTGCTATGGTCGTGGTCAATACATAACCAGCTAAATTTTTCTTCTGGTTCGCTGCAAATAGCGCAACATCCTTGCTGTACTTCATAAAGTTCGTTATACAACTCTTCAGTTGCACCGCGTCTTTTCAACCTTCTGTTTGCAGTAACCCAGTTTTTCCTACGCCATTCGTTTAAATGTTCTTTATTATCTAAAGCCCACTCTTGCCTTTTGGCTTGCATGCACAGCTTACACCTAGATTTATAAAGGTGCGACAGCCTACCACCACGACTAAAAAACTCAGTCAGAGGTTTTTCTGTTTTGCAAAATGTACAGGTTTTACTTGTATCCACCACCAGCTGCCTTATATTTTTTTGCTAAGAGCTGAGCTTTCCGACCGCTCCATTGACCTGCCGCAGTACCATGCGTGGCAGACGCTTTAATCTTGTTAAATAAAGCCTTGCGCATACTAGGTTTCGTATAGTTACCAGCTTTATTAACCGTACCGCCCTCTTTATATTGCGTAAAGTCAGTATCATCTCTGCGAGCTTTTTTCTTGCCGCCGGGCATTTTAGAAGGAAGGATGGCGCCCATCCCACGGGAACTTCTCATTAGCAGGAACCGCCGCCAGCCATTTTTACCATTTTGCCTTTGGACTTGCCTTTAACAGCACAGCCATCAGCTTTAGATAACTGACCAACTTTACCGCCACCAGCCATCTTGTGCATACGCTTTTCATGACCCTTAACGGCTTTTTTAGCAACCTTTTCCATCATGGGTTTGTCTTTTGCGATATCTTCGTGTTTCATAGCTCCACCTTTATTGAACTTTTTGCCTTTGTCGGCAGTTAAAAATTCCTGCCCAACGCTAGCAGGTACTCCTACTTTCTTAGCAAACGATGGGTTCTTAGCCACCGCAGCCATAAAATTGTGTTGTTTCTTACTTACGCTTGGCACGATTAATCCATCCTTGAACGGTTTTAGTTTCATAAATACGAATTACTGTCCAAACAATCGTAAATAAAGCCGCTACCGCAGGCAATAAGTCTGTTAGGGTGCCCACTACTGTAACTAAAGATAGCCCATCTACAACGTGTTTAGTGCCTTCGGTTAAATGCTCTTTCATACCATTTTCCCTTTAGTCTTACCACGAATCTCGCACCCGCCACCACGAACAGACCCGCCTTCTTTACAGTTCCAAGCACGTAATGACTTGTTGATGCGTGAATCTGGGTCATTAGCTGTTTTAGCGCTGGTTAATTTTTTCTTCATACCCTTCATACGGGCGCAGAAAGAATCCCGTCTTGAACCACCCTCTGGCTGTGGACGCTTGAGTCCAGGCTTGCCAGGATTAGCTGCATTATAGGAAGCACGACCTTTAGCGTTTAGACCACCACTAGGGTTCTTACCTTCTTTGCGAGTCCATGCAGGAGTCTTAGCCATTATGCGGCATCCTTTTTAGCATCTACTGGGCGCAATAGTGGGTATAAAAACTCTTCACCAAAAGAGCCTTCAAACTCATTCATACCCATGTGACCTAACTTAATAGTTGGATCAATCCATACTTCAAAACCTAGTTCTCTAGCACGATCACAGAATAGATAATCTTCTCCAACATACTGCCCATCAACTAACGCAAAGTCAAAGAAAGCAATCATTTCATCGCCAACTTTTTTCTCGTCATGGTATACCCACTCTGGATGAGCGTCACGTAGCTGGGTGAATACATCTCTGCGGATAATCATAAAAGCTGTAGCTACACGCTTGGCTCTTACTAGACCCATCTTGTCCATAAAGATATGTTCGTCATCGTCTGAGTCTAGTGTGGAAATGTAGACCTGACCTTTTTTACGGGCTACTGGAATGCCAGCAACAATACCCTTCTTGGGATCACTATTCCACGCCATTAGACGGAAAATGTCGTCCGCATCAAAGTTAATATCTGAGTCAATAAACATTAGATCCGTGCAGTCAGACTGCAAGAAATCATAAGCAATCAAATTGCGGACACGAGAAACAACGGAGCATCCAGAAATATTGCAAATCTGAATATCTATTCCGTGTTGCTGTGCTTTAACGCAAAAAGAGGCTAACGAAATAGCCATCTTAGCGGATACTTTAAAGTCGTAAGTTGGAAGACCAAGCATGATCTTCCGCCCTACTAAATCATAAGAACCCTTAGCTTGCATTTGTTCTGACATTTTTTACCCGTAGTAAATTTGTACTGAATCCATATTGGACATTTCCCCATATACACCTAATTGCGCCAATATCCCTTCGCCTGGAATAATGGGGGCATTACTAAAAGTATCGTTAGCAGCCGCTTCATAAGTAAGAATCCAATTACCAACAGCATATACTGCCGCAGTACTTGTAATGGTGCGTGAATTAATGTCTGTCAGTGTAAAGGTGTCTGCACCTGTTCGGGTAATAGTGTATGTGCCATCAGTAGCTGAAACACCAGAAACATTGGATAAAAAATGAATGCCAATAACTGTACCCGTGGTAAGTCCATGAGCAACTTTAGTTACTGTTACAGTATTACCACTTTGAGCATACGTTACGCTGGATGATACGGGTGTACTTGCAGTATCAAACAAAGTTACATAACCAGCAGTAGCCGTTCCAGTAAAAGAAATTCCCTTAACTCGTGTACGGTACTTTACAAAATACCCACTCGAATTTAAATGAGCTGACTTTACATCATATTGCATTGCCATAATTAATCTCCTAAGATGTTAAGTGGACTAGGGAAAACCCTAGCCCGCCAGATTAATTATTGAAAGTGCTTTGTACTGGAGCGCCATCAGAGTTCTTAACTGCGTACGTAATTGTGTACTGAACAGTACCAGCAGTAACGGTAGCTCCTGTTGGAGACAATGTAGCAAGAACTAAAACGTCTGTAGGACCAATACCAATACCAGCAGGGGCGGCAGTAGAAGCAGCACCAGCCCAGTTAGCTAGGTTAGCATTAGTAGCAGCCAAACGACCAGCCGCAGTAATGTCCGTTGTAGCCCAGAACGCATTTGTTGTACCAGACTTACCAATAATTAAGTTGGCAAGAGTAGAGCCAGTAAAGGCAACTAGTGTATCAACATAGATGTCAATAATCTGTGCGCCAGCTGGTAAGCAAGCAATAGTTACCACTGAAGGGGCGGCAACAGTTGTACCCGTGTAATTTTGTTTAAACGTCTGTGAAACAACGGTTGTACCTGTGTTACGAACCAATCCAACGGTAGTTCCAGTAGTGTTTTTAACAGTCCCTAATAACCAAGGACCTAAGTGAGTAGCGAAACCCATAATATTTCTCCATACAAAGTTAGCTTATTAATCGTGTATGCGTCTGCTGGGGCAGTTTAATAAGCGATTTTCCCAGTTTCAGTAATCTTACTACAAATAAAACAAAAAGGGGAGTTTTTGGCTCCCCTTTTCTAGCACAATTAAGCGCCTTGTGAACCCCACATACCAAGAGGATCAGACCAGCCAAAGCTATAACGCTCACGAGACTTGTAACGAACGTTACCAGTATCGAAGTCGCCGTCCATGCTGTTGCTCAAAGGAGTACGAACAAAATGCTTCATACCGTTTGGAACATCGGTGCAAATGAAGTAAGCATTTGGATCGGTCAAGAAGTGGTTAATTGCGTAACCATCTGGAATCGAACCATTGTTTACTAAAGCGTTGATATCGTTGTCGGTTGTACCAACACGCAATTGAGTTTCGAGCAAACGAGTTGCTACGAACTGTAGTGCGGGTGGGACAATTAACTTCTTAGGTTTAGCAGCGATAAGCAAGCTACGCTCGTCTGTCCAAGCAGCGATTTGAATAACGGCGGCTTCCAAAGAAGTCTCGTTTAAGTCAGCAGCTGTAGACTGAGTATTGCTGTTAGTACCGCCAGAAACCAATGGGTGTGCTGTTGAGAACAAAGGTACACCGTCGCCACCGTAATACTGGGCAGAGTTGGTGAAACCGTTGTTTAACACGGCAGCAGCTTTAACCTGCTTGGTGTACGACATAGCACGAGCCAAAGCCTTGGTATAACGAGCCGAGAGGCTGTCATACAAGTTGTCCTCGATTGCCTCTTCCGTTAGGGAGAAGCCGAGAGCAATGGTTTCATGGTTATAGCGAGCTGTGAATGCCTCTTGTGCATTGTCATAACGAATAGCAGAGCCTTCGTTTTTGACTGGTGCAGCGGAGAAGCCTGACAGTTTGGTTTCTTCTTCAAAAGAACGCTCAGAGGTCTCTGTTTCATAGATCTCTTTGTGTTCTTCACCGTATCGAGCATACTCAAGACCGAACAAAGCGTTCAAGCCTGGGAGCAACTCTTTCAGTAGTTGTGCGCGTGAAATAGCCATTTATATGCTCCTTATGCCGCGGTTGCTACAGCAGAAGCGCTGTAGTAAGTGTGAACACCAAAGTTGAACTTAACGATCACTTCAGTAAAAGAACCCGATGCGTTAACTGTTTCTGGAATACCAGCAACAATACGGAACGGAAGAGCTGTTCCAGTGCCAGTAGTTGCAGATACAGATAAGTTCGAGTCGCCTGAGGTTGTGCTGCCAGCGGTCAAGATTACAGCTGTGTTTTGACCAATAGCTGCCTGTGTTACACCAGAAATTGTTGATGTGCCAGCAGCCGTTACAGCCACTTTAAACAGCGCATCTGGATCATCCAAAACATAAGCTTGAATGTCAGAAGCTGTAATAGCGCCTGGATAGAACTGTTGTTGCAACAACTGTTTGGTTGTTGGGTTTGTGAACTGACAACCCAAGAAAATACCAACTGCATCGGTTGCGGTAGCTGTGGTTGAAACTTTGCTTAGAGTACCACCTGTGTTTAGACGAACAACATCACCAGAAAAAATGGCGGTTGTAGAGCCTGAAGCAATGGGAAATAAGCGAGTTGAACCAGCAAATACCTGACCACCAATCAAATTGATTGGCTGGAACCCATAGGGTCCGTCTACGGTAGGATAAGCCATTTATAACTCCTAATTAAGTTTAGTTACCTTTACCAAAACTTGTCGAAGATTTCCGTTCTTTAAATAACGGCATCCGCGGGTCGCTTTGGCGCATGAGATTGTTGTCTACAGCCTCAGTTTGGGACTCACTTTGTTTAACGTAATGTGCATTACGCTGAGCAACAAGTTCCTCTGGAGTTTTGCAAAGTAACAATCCGCCGATCTCAATATTGTCCTTAAAGCGACTATTGGGATCAACTAACAGTTTTAATTTTGGTTGTTCTTCGATGCCTACTGGCTCCCAGCCTTCGCGCAATTTAGCGGATAAGTTGCGTGGGTCAGCAGCATTTAAAGTCGAAGTACGAATCCAGCGATAAGCATAACCAGCCTGTTTGTCGGGCTCTGGGAGCAACTCTGCGGGCATCCACTGTTTAGGACGCTCTGTTGTTGCGCGGTTTTGAAGCTCACGCGATAATCTGTTTTCAGCCATTTTGGGCCTCCAATTTAGTAAGTTCACGGGCGTATTGCTCTGGTGTTAGTCCAAGTTTCTTGGCAAGCTGGACTTGCGTACCACTTAACCTAATCTTCTTAGGCGACGTGCTACGTGTTGCAGGCGCTACAACCGTGCTGGCTTTAGGACGATTAGTTTTTTGTGGCTCATCTTCCCTAACCTCAGACTCCTCAAAATTCTCTGGGAATCTCCGACGCATTGTTTTGTCAATAGTGTCGTAATACTCGTTAGTAGTAGCATAAGACATACCGTTTTCTTTAACTAGTTTTTCATGTAACCCGAGGGCTAAACTAGTCATTTCTTCGTCTTGCCCGAACCAGCTATTGCGCTCTTGCCACGCCTTTGCTTTAAGATCCGGTACATACTTAGGCTGCTCTTGTGCTAGTTGTACATCATTTTCTTGATTTTGTAAAGCTTCATTGTCAGATTTGTAGAATTTTATCTGCTCGGCTTTTAGCTTTGCACTTGTCATTCTTTCTTGAGCTTCGATGATCTTGTCTGCATCGCCTGACTCATAAGCTTCACGATAGTCGCGTTTTGCCAAGGCAAGCTCACCATCAGCCGCCTCTTTTGCCGCATTAGCAAATACTTCCTGCCCAGAATAAACCTTAGCTTTTAGAGTTTTATTTTCCTCCATCAGCTTCTTGGCAATAGCTAACGCTTCTTGCTGCTCACGATAAGCAGCCTCTTTAGCACGGCGCTCATCATGCCAAACCTTCTTTAACTGCTTAAACTTCTCTTTAGTTTCGCCTTCATACTGGTCCAACTCATCTTTATCCAGCATCTCGGTTACTTCTTTAGGTAGTGGTTGACGACCACGATCCGCCGGTGGGGTATCGTCTTCAATCTCAACCTCCGGTTCAGCCTCTTTTGCCGCTTGTTCTAAGGGTTTACCCTTAGCTTCTGCCTCATCCGGAAACTCAAAATCCATCATTTCTTGTTTATTTTCAGCCATTTACGACTCCTTTAGATAAATTTACGAGTGATTCCCCGAGGATCTTGGACTACAGCCTCTACAGAATCATCGTTAATGATGCGGAACTCACGCCCGTGAATAACCAGTCTTGTCCCGGCGTTTGGTCGCACTAGAATAAAATCGCCTGTTTTACACCAAGGCCCATTAGGGAACCGAGTTTTGTCCTGATAGCAGTCCGAACCTAACTTAACTACAAATAACACCGTGGTTAAGAGCTCATCATGCCGAACAGTCTCGTCCGATTTTAAGATCCCACTATCATACTTATCCTCTACTTCTGGAATAGCGCACAAAATGCGGTATCCCATCGGTTCAGGTAGTTGACTAGCTTTTTCTTCGTTAGTTGCTTCAAAATTTACTGCACCTACTATCTGCGGTTTATCGGGGTTTGTGCCGATAAGGATTTCACTCATCTGAGTTCTCCATTCTATCTTTGAGGTCTAATATGTACCCTTTTGCAATGAGCAGACCCCGGATCTCACCACAAATTCTTTGATACTGAATATGATCTAAGCTACCAACTACAACCGCGTCCTTGAGTTGGTTTGCTTTTTCATCAATCTGCTTAATTAAAAGCTCTAATTCTGTCATGCGTTACCTTTTGTCGGTTTGTCTTTAGACTTAGCTATCTCGATACCAAGTTTTGTACCTTCGAGTTCTTCTGTGAACTCTTGTGCATCCTTGTCTTTAGCCATCTTTACACCTAACTTAGTACCTTCAATCTCTTCATTAGAGGCAATGCGTAGCTCCTCAATGTCAAGCTGACGGTTCTTCAACTGCGCATCAGTCTGGTCCTTTAGCGTCTTACGTTGTACTTCTTGACCCTTCAATGCAAGCTCTTGTTGCTGCATCTGAATGATCGGATCTTGCGCTTGCTGTGCTGCTTGTGCCTGCGCCATTTGTTGCTGATTCATTGTTAACAACTGAACACCTGCTTGTGCTACCAAACGAGAGATCTGTACCTCGTACTCTTCAGGAATAACTTCTCTGTCTTTGTCAGGAGTTTCTTCACTGTATGGGAGTGGTGCGCCAAGCTGCTGCTCAATCTGTTGACGATACTTAAATGCAAAGTGCTCTGCCATATGAGCTTGCATCGCTGCAATAATTGCCTGCCCCGCTGGGTTTTGCTCTAGCATCTTCTGTGTCGTCGGGTCTTGAATAAACGACGAGTGCGAAGTTATATGCGCATCTTGATCTTGATAGATGAACGCCTTTAACGGCTTGCCACGGATCGCATCCATGTTCTCCGTAACTGGATCCGCTGGCTTTTGATCTTCTTGCATCGGAATAAGTTTTGCCGCATTCTTGATCCCCAATACTTCGAGCATTTGTCGATGTAGCAAGGGTAAGTTATAGAGTTGTGGAGCCTGCTGCGCGAGTTGTAAGACTGCTTGGTACTGCACAATCTTTTGCGCCATCGTTGCCGCATTTGGGTCCGAGACAGGAATAACTTCCACATTGTCGTAGTCAGCCTTCTTCGCTCTTGGCGATCCCTCCACGGGTTCATAGCTATACTCCTCTGGTGTGTAGTCAGCAATAATGCCCTTGAGAAGCTTGAACTCTTGCTTCATGCTGTAGTGAATGCGAGCCTGAATAGCGCTCATCACTTTTAACGTGCGCTCAAGAATTGCTAGTGTTGTACCGACTGGAGACTGAGCGCTCATGTCGCTTATCTTCATATCGCCAGCAGACGCAAAGCGACGTCCCTCTTCGATGATGGTACCTAAGAGACCAGCAAGAACTTGACTTGGCTCCTTATAAGGGAGCGTCATAATGTTATCTTTGATAACGCCGGACGGTAAGTCTACGTCGCGGAACTCACCGGGGCTTATCGGGGTGTCGTCGCCTTTAACACGCAGTCCACGGGCCTTAAAGCCACCTGGCAAGTTTGCAAGTGAGCCAGCGTCAACGAGCTGGCGGAGGATGGAAGTACCTGACTTAGCAAAAGCCCCGACCAAATGAATAAGACCAAAGCAATAGAACCCAAAACCGGGTACATAACCGTAGTGAACAAAGTGCTGACGTTTTTGATGCGTATCATCATCTGGCTCCCAATTACGACGGATCGAGAGGACGGTGTTGCTGCCCTTCTCAATAGTCACAACATACGGCAGTGCAATACCTGTGACTTTTCCATCTTCATCTTTATGCTCGTAACCCGGTAAGTCCAAGTCAACGTGCATTTCCAAAACTTTATAGCGATCATCCGAAGAAGCACGAAAGCCGAGTTTCTCAGCTATCTTCTTCTCTACCTCATCCATCACATTATCTGGCGTACCAAGATCGACGTCCCGGTAAAACCCGGAGACTTGGAGACGCCTAAGCTCGTTCTCCGTTTTACGCATCACATGTGTGACACGCTCGGCTTGCTCGATGGACGAAGCCCCGTATGGTACCACAATGTCCTCCGCCGGCACAAACATACTGACTTGCCGATCTAAACTTGGGTCAACATACACTTTCTTAAACGCGTTACCTGCAAGGCCTAAGCCCCACAACATCCTCTCATGCTCTGGGCGATACTCCTGCATCACGTCCATGAGCTGATAGTTCATGTCATCTTTAACACGCTCAGCCGCATCTTTCTTTTCTGGTGTTTCTTTGCCAATGATCTGGGTCTTAACGGGACCCGAAGCAGGGAACGTTGCCATCATGGTCTCTGCTTGGAACTTAACAAGTGCCTCACTTAGTATTGGGTGGTAGACGCCGCAGGCACCTTCCCATGGTTCTGTCTTCTCTTCGATCTTCATGCCGAGGAGTTCTAGACCATCAACGTAGGTTTGTATCCAGTCTTTGCGGGACGACACGTCTTCGTTAAATGCGTCCGTTAAGTCACCAACAAGCTCAACGAGTTCTTTCTCGTCCATGTACTCCGCTAAGTTAGCGCTAAAGTCGTCGTCCGATTCTTCTTTTGGTTCGATCTCGATCTCTATACCATCCATCGCGATCTTGACCGATTCTGGATCCTCGATCTCAATCTCTAGAGCTGGTTCGCTGGACGCGATTAGGTCTGTTAGGCCTTGCGGGGCTTGTGATAAACTTTTTTCAATAGACATAAATGTACCTATACGTTGTAATAACCAGCATGCCGTCTGGATTTAAACTCTCTAATATCATCTTCTTCGTCTGATGGCAAACGTAAGAAGCCGCCTTTTCTGTACCGTAATAACGCCTGAGTCATAGAGTCTACTAAGTCGTCATGTTCGCCTGAAGGGAAGCTTGCTACCTCTTCTACAAGTTCTTCCGCCCAGTGTGTGTTAGGTACCCATACTCTACCACTTGCAAATATATCTGCTACTGCGTTCAACCTTGCTATCTTATCATTACCCTTACTAGGCGTAAACTCTTGTACGGGGATACCCATCGCTCGTAACTCAAATATCAGGGGGCTACCCGCAGCCTTAGCTTCAACGATTAATGCGTCTGGTTCCCACTCGTCATACTGCTCTCTAGCACGTTCTTTTAACTCTGGGAACTCCATACGTTCTTTAACGGCGTTTAGCAGGATGATATTTGCCTGATCTCTGCCGGTATCGTCGGGTTGATAGAACACTCCCCACGTAGTACAAGCCGAAAAGTCGCTGCGTTGTGTCTTTAGAAAGGCGGTATCCCAACTTTGGATCAAAAAATCGCAATATGGGGGCTCATCTTTCTCCCAAGTCTTCCACCATTCACGTTTAATGATGGCATTTACGTCAGAAGTAGGCTGTTGTTGGTACTGAGCCATCCATTTTGAGTTAGGAAGTTCAGATTTTAGGGCTTCTAGCTCTAATTTTGACCAAAACTGAGGCCAAAGTGGGTTCCCAGAAGGTAAAAGTGCAGGAAATTCAATAACTTCCCACTCTTCTCCGCTTCTTTGGGCTGCTGCTTTGACAACTTGACCCGTTAAATCTTTCTTTGACCACCTTGTCATCACAACTACGATGGCTCCGCCCGGTTGTAGACGCTGACGAGGACCAGATGTGTACCATTCGTAGGTCTTATCGTAGACTTCGGGGTTAGTTTCAGCTATGGTTGCTTCTTGTTCCGAGTGAGGGTCGTCAATAATGAGCAGATCCGCGCCTTTACCGGTAACAGCACCACCCACACCGATAGCAAAATACTCTCCACCTTTGTTTGTTGCCCACCGCCCAGCAGCTTTAGAGTCAGCTTGTAGCGCAACGTCCGGAAAAATGTCTTTATAGACGTCACTATCGACAAGATTCCTGACTTTACGTCCAAAACCCACTGCCAACTCAGCTGTGTGAGATGTCTGAATAATCTTCTTTCCAGGAAAGCGTCCCAAGAACCACGCAGGAAGCAGGTAAGAAGCAAATTCAGACTTAGTATGACGAGGAGGCATATTAATAATAAGACGTTTAATTTCTCCATTTGCTACCCTTTCAAAGGCTTTCGCCATTTTTACATGATGTTTACCGTGAATAAAGCTAGGCCATACGTAGTTTACGTAGGTCATGAAATCTTTTTGGGCTTGTGTGGTGGTCTCAAGCTCGTCGCGTTCCTCTAACAGAGCACCTAACTTGGCTCTGATCTCAGGAGGCAGCTTGTCCTTATTCTGCTGGAGGAGTTCTAGTTTCTTCGGGCTTAACATCTTCTAGTCCAAGTTCTTTGTCGTCCATATCAAGCAGACTCTTTTGCTTGATGACTTCTTCTAACTCATCCTCTTCTTCTACTATTTCAGCAACGCCAAGGTATTTTTCTAGCAAAACATTAAGCTCGCTATCGATATCCTCGATCTTGCGATGCTTAACTTCTACGTTTAGGTTTTCAGAGAAAAGACCGACGGACGTAACCTTACCCAGCAGCTCTAAGGCTTTGATCCTTATGCGGGCATCTTCGTCGATCGTTTCAAGCAGGAGCTTGTTGGTTACGTAAGACCGCAGGCGGGAGGAGACGTTTAACAGGTCGCGGTCGTATTCGGCAAGAATAGCCTCTAAGTGTACTAACGCACCAGCATTTTTTTCGTTGACCTTAAGCGGGGCGGTCCCTGTGGCTACGCTTCTGGCTGTAGCACGGTCATCTTCAGTGATTTCTATTTCGCCGCCTAGGTGAATAATTTCTTTGATAGTCTCTACTGCGACTTTAGCTCGCTCTCGAAACTGTTCTATCTCTTCCGGGTTTGTGTCGAAAGGGAACGGTATTCCTGATTCAGGTTCAATAGTAATTGGCATGCGTGCGGTTTGTGGCAACGATGAACGAATTGTATATTGTTTTTTAGGCGGTTGCCAAGGACTTCTTCCGCTTTTTCTGTTTGTATGCGGTTTGGTCTACCTTGTACTTCCAGTAGATAGCATGTTTGTAAGACCATGGATCACCGGGAGTATAGACTTTGAATCCGGCATTAATTAAAGAATTGGCACTTGCTGGGTTGTCTGTTGTATCAGTAACGACCCAATTCCAACCTAGTTCTTTTGCTTTTCGGACTCGTGCTTCGATAAGTCTTTTTTGCAATCCATGACCAGTGAACGAATCCAGAACACCAGCACGACATAAATAACCAGTATCGCTAAAACGAATAGATCGGACAAGCCCGCCAAAACCAACAGGTTTCCCACACTCAGCGTAGGCGACCCACCAATGTCCGTGGTCAGGTTTATAGGCATTATCACTTGGCAATATCTTTCTTTGCAAATACATTATTACGTTGACATTAGCTGAATCTCTTATATCAACCTTACGTATATAAAATTTCATGACGCCCCCAGAAAATAGTGATGGAAGGCGTCGTGAGACTTTAGACAGCTAATTGTTTAGATTCAGCAGGTGTGAGCTTCTAGCCCAGCCAGCCTTCCGAATCTAGTTTACTCAAAATTACTTAAATGCGTAGAACTTTTTAGCTGTGTTTACAAGCTCGTCCTGTATAGCCTTGCTATACACCTTGTTAACTTCTATAGCAGAATCAAGCACTTCCGCAGGGGTAGGGGTTTTAGGCATCAAATCTACGTATGTAGAGACAGCTTTATCGGTAACTTCGGCAAGGCGCTTTTGCATTTCGTACTGCTGGTCGATAAAGTCTTTGATGGTAACGATCTGTTTCATGGGTTTCTCCTCAAATAATGTGTAGTATATCACACAATTGCTGCGCTGCAACAATAGACAAAATATGATCCATAAATGTTACTTTAACCCATTTAATGGCACATATATGTT